ATAACTACAATGAGAAATAAAACTCCAGAATTAAAAGAAAAAAAGAAAAAATTTAATTTGTTTCTAAAATTATTAAACCACGATAGATCAACAAGAGATATATTACGGAATTTATATATTTATGGAACATATATTGGAATCTTGCGTAATACTTCTGCAAACAATAAAAATATTGATACTGGTTCAATGACAGTAGAATCATTGGATAGAATTGAAGGTTTATCACTAGACGATAATTTTATGATTCAGCCTTTAGATTTGGATTACTGTAAAATAATTGGATTTCAAAATAACGCTTCAATATCAGTATTCGATATGATGTATTTTGATCAATTTAAATATGGTGGTTTGGTAAATGAAATCAAGAATTATCCCAAAGATTTCATGAAAGCTTATATGGACTATAAGAAAGACTCTAGTAAAAGATGGTTTATATTAGATTATAGTAAAACAATTGCATTGAAATTTAGAGCTAGTGAGAATGAATGCTTTGGTCGTCCCTACGGGTTGTCAGCGTTTTCAGATATGAAAGCAAGTAGCGATTATGACGATAGCCAATATCAATTAATTAGTGAATTGGCTAGTAGTATCTATTTCATGATCTTGCCGGAGGGTGAAAAAAAAGGCTCATCTAGTTTAAATTCAACTCAACAAAAAGAGATTATAGAAGCTTTTAGAGGTGCTGTAAAAGTTAATACTAGTGGTAATTTGGCAAAAATCTCAACGTTATCCCTCGCACCAGGGACAGAAATTAGTAGATTAAGCAAAGATTCATCTTTAATTAAGGATACATTGAGTAACGAGAATATGAAGAAGATTTCAACGAGTTTGGGATTTGCTAGTTCAGCTTTAAATGCAGAATCTAGCGGAGGAAGTTCTTATGCTAATTTACAAGTTAATATTGATTTAGTATCTTCACAGGTATTTCAAGTTGTAGATGAGATTGCAAGAGAATACACAAGAGTTTTAAATGGGTTGCTAGATATTAAACCTAGAGACTACATAGATATTAAGTATTTGCCAATTTCATGGTTAAACAAGGATTCCATGTTTGAGAAAGCTCAAAATCTTTATACTCAAGGAAGAGGGAGTTTAAAATTCTGGATTTCTACAATGGGTATCGATGTTGATGATTATTTAAGTCTGATGGATGATGAGGCAGATGAAGATTTTGAAAACAAGTACCCTGTCCACGCTACGTCCTTCAATTCAAATGGCGGAGATATAAATGATAATAAAGGTGGAGCACCGCCGAAAAAAACCAAAGATTTATCGCCAAATGGAATGGTTACTCGCAATAATAATAGCAATAATCAAGCAAAACCATCAACCAAATAATATTGATAATTTTAATAAGAGATAGGTTGGGCTTATAATCCAACTGATAAGACTAGTTCCTTTCACTAGTCTTCTTTTATTTTGTTTAAATTTAAGAAAGGATTCTCATTAGAAAGGAATGATAAAAATGGATAAAAACTTTATAGAAATTTCTAATTTTTGCAGTAGTAGAATAATTGATATAAGCATAAGAGAATGTGGAATTTATGCATTATACAAATTTACATTGGTAGTAGTGTAGATATGTATGTTAGAACAAGAAGGCATTTTTCTGATTTAAAAAACGGAAAACATTATAATAGACATTTAATTAGAGCTTATAAAAAATATGGAAAGTCAATAATTCCTGTTGTTTTAGAAATTGTAAAAAATAGAGAAAATCTAATTGAACGAGAGCAATATTGGATTGATCATTTTAAAAGTTACAATAATAAAATTGGATACAACATCTGTATTATTGCGGATAGATTAACTGGCATTTTTAGAACTGACGAAGAAAAGAAACATTTAAGTATTATTAATACTGGTAGAAAACACACTGAAAAAGCAAAGCAAAAAATGAGTGAATCTAGAAAAGGAATTCAATATTCAGAAGAAACTTTAAAAAGAATGAGTGAGTCTCATATTGGCAAAAATTTATCCGAAGTGGCAAAAGAAAAGTTAAGAAATAATATAAACATAATTCCAATATATCAATATAGTTTAGAAGGAGTATTTATTAAAAAATGGAAGAGTTCTGCCGAGGCTGGCAGAGTAGATGGATTTGACCAGTCTGCCATAACAAAATGTTGCAGAGGAAAATTACATAAGCATAAAGGATATATTTGGAAATATGAGTATTTTGAAAAACTAGAAAAAAAGTATAAAAAAATTATACAGAAAACCCTAGATAATGAAATAATAAAAATATGGGATTCTATGAGAGATGTTTGTAAAACTCTAGCATTTAATTCAAGTGCTATTTGCCAATGTTGTCTAGGTCATTGGGAAAAATATAAGAATTTTAAATGGGAATATCAATATTGTTAAACACTCATTAAATAACACAAATAATTAAAAAAAGAGGAGGGCATATAATGCCAAACACAACTAATAAAAGCAAGAAGACACTATGTATCTTCTTGGGAAGAAAGACTAGAGAATTCTACAAATTAAATGATAATGGTTATTCCAATGCATATTTAAGTATAGAAAAAGAAACATCAGAAAGAATAAAAATACTAGAGGTAGAATTAGATTATGAATTAAAAATAGGTGATGAGATTTTCTTACATGAACATGATGTTTATGCAAAAGTTCAAAAAGTAACAAATGGAACAGATAGAAAAGTTTATTATAATCTTTCTTATGTTGTTGAAGAAATTGACGATAAAGAAGAGACTTATAAAGAATTAATTGATAAATACAATTCCTTGAAAGATAAATATGATAAAGAAAAAGAGAAGAAAGACATAGAGTTGGCAGAAAATAATAATAAAATAAAAGAACAATCAGAAAAAGAGGAATTTGAATTTAAAACATTACAAAAAGAAAGAATTGAATGGCAAAGAGATAATTTCGATAAAATAAAGGGAATTGTACATAACAAACTGCCAATGTTACAAGATAAGGGTACTTGTGTTTTTAATAAAGTTCAGCAAATGAATATCACAAAGTATTTATTAGACACTGTTCCAAAGGAGTATATATTAATTAATTTACCTACAGAAATTAGTTATATTCCATTTAGTAATGAACTTAAACCATTAGAAATTAAAGAAGTACAAGAGTATTTATCTGAATTAAAATAAGGTAGATAATCAAATTTAGAAAGGAGGTGATATGTTTTGTGAATGAGTCAAATATAAACTCTGATAATACATACATAGAAATTTGTGAAATGTCCCAAGAAGACCTTGCAGGTCGCGTAAAAATTAAAATGTCAAGTCATTTTATTCATCCAGAAGCAGGTCAGTGGAATAAAAATGGTATTACATGGCTTGAACAATATACTCAAGACAATATTAAATCTGCTATTGGAATGAATTATGTAGTATCTTGGGCAGATGAAGAAAATCAAATACCTTCAGGACACGGAGAAATGAGTTTCGACGAAGATGGAAATGTCAAATTCGAAGGAGTCGTTGTTGGAAGTATATTAGATGCTTACGTTTGTGATGTTGAAATTGATGGTGTAGTAAAAAAAGTAATGATGACTGAAGGATATATTAATTCACAAAGATATAGTCTTTTTGTAAAATGGTTAAAAGAAGAAATTGAAAATGGTAAAGTTTATGGTTCAATTGAGATAAATGGGAAAGGAAAAGCAAAAAATATAGTATATCTTGATGGAAACAAAGATTCTGATGGCAATTTAAAACAGGGTAGAATTCCGACAATATTCGACTTCAGTGGATTAGCTATATTATCAAATTTGGAAAATCAGGCTGATGATGATTCTATTGTTTTTGAGGTCAATTCTAAACAGGAAGACCTTGATATAAATAACAATCAAACAGGAAAGGAGGACAATATATTGCCAGATGAAAATAAGTCAAGCAACACAGTAATAGAAATTAATGAATTAGATATCAATGATCTTGCAACTTTAATACAAAATGCATTTAATAGAAAGTTTACTATTGAAAATATGCAATCAGATTCAGAAAATGATTATCACTATTTCTATATTCATAAATTCTATCCAACTAATTCAACTTTCGTAATGAAAAGTTATAGTTGTGTAGGAGAATATTATGGAAGCTCTTATACAATAGAAAATTCTAAGGTTATTATTGGCAACATCGTTAAGGTCGAAGAAGGGTGGAAGCCAGTTGATGGTGAAGAATCTGTCGAAGTTAACAATGTGCTAATTAATATATTATACAATCAAAAAATAAATCAATCGAAGGAGGAGAAAAATAAAATGGATGAGAAAATTGTATTGGAACTTAATCAAAAAATCGAAGATAAAATCAATGAAATAAATACATTGAAAAAATCTTTGGAACAAAAGAATGTAGAAATTAACACATTAAACCAATCCTTAGAGGAG